GATCTACTGCTAAATGTCTGTAATGTTCTGGACCTTTTGCAATAATAGAATCCATTATAGTTTGTGAACCTAGTCCTCTACGCAATCCTATCTCACAGGTTAAGACTACAGGAGGTAGATCTAACTTAGCAATTTCTTCTGATATGTATTCGTATTCTGTTGAGTCACCACTTATCACTTAACACCAATAAATTTTGTACCTTTAACTTGAATAGGTTTTACTCCCTTTATAACACTACCTTGTACACCATTTTCACGATAAGGACAACTCATATTTACCATGTCTCCAGATTTGAACGTTTTTTTAAATTTAAAACTTACTCCTTTGTCTCGATCTGTTTTATAAGCACTTACATCTAACTTACCACCTAACAGGTTTTTTGAGTAATTAGCTGTAGTAGAATATTTATCTTTACCTACATTTAATACTCCTTCAGCAATATTCGTTTTTAACTTAACATTTTTAAGTTTTTTATCTTTAGAACTGTAAGTTATTTTAACATCAGTTTTAGGTTTAACTGTTGTTTTGTAAGATACATCTCCACTAGCACGAAACTGCAACCCTTTGCCTATCTTAACTACATCTCCGTTTTTCATACCTTGTGGATTAGGACCTTTTTCTGGTGGTAATGCACTACTTCTTTTGTTCATTGTTTTTCTCCCTTGCTACATTTAATTTTTCTTCTGCTATTCGTATTCTTTCCTCTGATGCTTCTTCTGCATCTTCTCGTTTCATTCTTTCTAAGTCCATCTTCTCATTAAACTCACCCATCACTCTTTCTTCTTTATCAACGTGTTCTTGAATTTTACGTTGCATATCTAAAGCTCGTAAATCTATCTCTTGTTGTTTTAATTGTACCAGAGGATCTTTCTTTTCTTCAGCACTTTCTAGTAGTTGTAACTCAGAAGTTAACTGTGCTACTTTATCTGCTATCAAAGACTCAGTCATAACTAAAAATGCCTGTGGATTATCTTGTTGTAACTTTAATGTTTCTGGTTTGGCTTGTAATTCTTGTAATATTAAAGCTCTAGCCTTAAAAGAAATGTGTTCCGATATATGAGCTTGTAATAACGCATACACCATTGGATTAATCTGTACCATTCTACTCTTAATAAAAGAACTATGAGCTATAATATGTGCATCATGGTTTTGTTCAGGATACGCTTTTGGTATTTCCATTCGTAATGCCTCTGCATTTTCAATCGCTGGGTCGATAGGCGTGGGTATTCTTTCTGGTTTTAGTAAAGTATCGACTTGTTTCGTGCCTAACGCTTCATAAACCCTTCGATATGCTTCACGAATATTGTGTAAAGCAGGATTTGACTGTGCAATCTGTAATTGTGTCTGTGCTAATGTTACTCTTTGTGCCATTGAGAAGATATTTGGGTCTGCAACTGGAATAACGTCAATTTCTGGTGAAAAATCAGCTAATTTTATCAGTCTATTGCCACCATAAACAGCATATGGATAGATTGGTGGTAAATATGTGCCAAAAACATCAGATAATAACCTAAATTCTTGCCTCATAGCGTAATAACAACGCTTATGAATGGCACTCATCACTCGTGAGCCTCTTTCTAGTAGGGCGATAGTCGTTCCAACAGCTCTATTTTGTGCATCATTACCAATAGCATTGTCCGTAATAGCTGCAAATCTTTGACCTGCTTGTACAACAAACCCTAAAAGAGAAAATAATACGGAACTTGGCTCTTTAAATGGTAATATTTGAAACTGATCTTTAATATTTCCACCTGGAGCATCTACATCTCTAAACTCACCTGGTTGAAAAGGTTGATCATCATCTCTAATTCGCATACCTCTTGACTTAAATCCAGCAGGTAAGTTACTTAATGTACCTGCATCAAGCAATTGTCTTAATGCAGCAGTGGCAGTTTTTGATAATCCACCAATCATATGTATCAAACCAAAACCATAAAACCCTAAACCTGGTAAAAACTTGTAATGCACAAAAAATTCTTTTCTTTGAAACAGAGGATCGTTCATAGCATAGTTACGATAGATAGATAATACCTCTTGTGAACCTTCATCAATAGTAACAATGTAAGGTATCTTTACATTCTTATCTGCATTTTCTATTGCATACTCTTCTAGATCTAAATCAACGTGCATTTCTAAAACATTAAATTGATATTCTTTATCTCCAGAAGGTGTAACTCCTTCTAAAGAATCATATTTTTCTTGTACCTCACTATCTTCTGTGCGTGAAGGTAAGATCTCTACATCTCTATAAAAACCACTACGCTGTTTTTTTAATATATCGTTCTCACTCATTTTAACGAGGTGCGTGATCCTTTCACAGTCTTTTAAATCTGTTGCATAGTAGGGCACGATTAAATCTTCAGCTGGTATAAATTTTGCCACAGCTCTTTTCATTACTTCGTCATAATAAACTTTTTTAAACGCTGAACCTGCAAGAGGTAAGTAAAACAACAACTGATCAAAATCTGGTGTATACTCTTCCATTTGATCCATAATCATATAATTCATAAACTCTTTTACTCTTTGTGCTTGTTGTTCTTTTTCTCTTGTTACTTCTCCCACCACTTGTGTTCGTACAGGACCGTCACTAGGTAATAACTCTTTATATGCTTGTGCTTGAAACTGTGTTACTGATTCTGCTAATAGTGGATGCGTAACAGAACTTGCACCTTGAAAAGGTCTACTCTCATTATCATATTTAAAACCTAATAAATCTAAACCAAAATTATTATGATAGAAGAAGAAAAACCAGAAGTATAAGACTTTTCCCAATCTCCTCTAGACTCTTTATCTTTTTTATAATCTTGTAACAGATCGTTACTAATACGAGTTAAAACTCTTTCATCCATATCCTCTGCAAGATTAGAAAAAAATTCTTTTTGAGCCTCAACTACTTCTTCAATTGCTTCTTGTGCATCTGTAGGTTCTTGTACTTCTACATCAACTTCTTCTTCAACAAGTCCACCCTCGGTTTCTTCAGAAACCTCTTCTGCTTTTTCTTCTTCTATCATAATAATTTTGTCTTTCTGGTTCGACCAAGTTTAGTTTTTACTTTTATGAATTTACCTTTGTTAGCTCTCTCATAAAACATAGGATACATTTTAGGAGCTGCTGCTATTTGTTGTTTTTGTAATTCTATTTTATTTTTAACTTCTGATACTAAATCTGGTGTCGTCATATTAGGTGCTTGTGGACCGTCAATTAAATCTCTTAGTGGTTGTAATGCACTTTGTCCTGTAAGAGCTTCATACATAGCAACCTTATCTCCTACAGATTTACCTTCTTTCTCAGGTTTTATTATTTTACTTTCAGGTTGATAACTAGCTCGTTCTTTTTTTTTAGGCTCCATTTTTTTTGGACCCTCTTTTTCTGTAATATCCTGTTTTAAAATTTTTTGCTTAAGTAAATCTTCTGTGTAACTCATTTTTTTTTAGGTCTCCCTCTTTTACTTTTCTTCTTTGGCATACACTCACAAAGTTTACCAAACAATCTTTTTTTTATTTTGGAAAATATTTCTTTTATTTTTTTTATCATTAAAAACCTCTTTTCGCTAATTTAGGTGTAACAAGTAATCCACCTTTGTTTTTTTTCTTAACCATTTTTGTAGCATCTTTTTTAATTCTATCTTTTGGAAAAGTTTTTTTTATATATCTTAATATGCTTTGTGTTGTTCTACCACTTGGTTTAGCTGTTATGTTAAAATCACCAAATTCTCCTTTATCTCTTTTAGCTATAT